ATTAAGCACCAGGAATCTTAGAAATTAACATATGCACACGCACAGCTCCAACAGAGATACCTGCATTCACTGCACCGAACATAGCATACACAACTGGGACAGTAGTAGCCGCTCCTACAATCCTTCGAGGAGAGGTCATTCCACTCAACCCCGCTGCTGTATACCACGCACTGGCAGTACCGGGGTGGTAAAAGCCGGCAGTTTGAGGAGATACCAAAACAGCTGAGGTAGAGAAAGCATCGAAGTCGCTGTTCAGCATAAGACCGCCGGTAGTGATAAGATCTGTGGCAATAGAACCAAGTCCCAAAACCATCTTGGTAGCCGCAGTCAGTCCAGTAACCACTTGGATGGCAATGTCATGGAAGACATAGTTCTCTCCAGCCTTTGGAAAGGAGAAAAGAACGATACCTTTGGGAGCCCTAATAATTACAGTTTCTGTTGCGGCATCGGAAGCAAGAGTTGTCTCAGCTGCTGTAATGGTTAAGGTTGCAGCAGCTACACCAGGAACACCTGAAGCAGCTAATGTAAAGAAGTCAAGGTTAGCAGTAGCACCTGCACCGGAAAATCCCCTGACATCAATAACATCATCGTCCAGGAAACCTGCAGTAACAAAATCTGCAGCTGTTCGTGTGAGGGTGTCGGGAGAACCTGAAACTGCAGCAATATCACCACCAGTAACCAAGGCACTGTAAGGAGTTACAGGAGCCTGAACAGATGGAACATATCCTGGAACCAGAACCTTTCCATCTGCGTCAAATTGAATCAACGCCGAGGTCAGCCAGAAAGGATTCTGGAGGACGGAGTCCCTTTGATCAGGGCGTCTAAGATCGATCATCTGCATAGTATTTACCTCTTTCTTTTCTTTTTTATATTAAAGGTTATGTTAGGTAACAATAGACCAAGTTGCGAAAACAATAAAGGTTCCCTTGGTTGTAGCAACTCCATTCACGACTGTTACAGTTATAGCTCCAGAGGCATCACCGAAATACTTCCCTTCATTGGATACCACTGTGTCGTGAATAGCACGTTTCAAGCCTATCACAGAGGGAAGGAAAATATCAGTGCTGATAAATCCTGCCCCCTGTGCAGTCTGCTTATTCCCCCTCCAACCAACAGAAACCTGACCTCCTCCCACGTACTGAGACGTAACCAAAACCCATACATCCATCACTAAAGCATAGCGAGGAATATGAATTACGTTATACGTCTCATCACTCGGGGCGACTAATCTCTTGCTTTTTGCTAACCTGAAACTGTCAGCTACAGCGTGAGTATAAAGATCAACGGACATATCTTTCTCCTTCTAAGAAACGTCAATAAATGACCTTTCTGGAAACATTAAAAGTTGAAGGTTAATCCAGAGGTGCTCCCCAAGAGCTTCCGGTAATAATACCAAAGTCTTTTTGAGTCGAGGAATCAGCGCCGAAGGTTACCTTTTTAACACCAAAGATACCACCTCCTCTAATGTTGATGTAACGCTTAGCATCTCTCTCATAAGGAACGAAGGACATCACCGAGCTCTTGGAATCCCCTGCTCCGCCCCAGGCCCATACAGCAGCTTGCGATCCACACAGAATATTCCGGTAGACATTGGTAAGACCAGGACTTTTCTTTACCCTTTCACTCTTACCAACCAGCATTCCGTTGTACTCAAACTCAACATTGGGTGAAGCAAGCTTTTGTGCTGACCGAACCATATCCCCCCACTGGCCAATGTTAAAGTTCTGACGCATGCGGTCGAAGACATAGTTATGAAGGATAACCCTGTAGTAGGCTTTCCCTCCCTTCATGATAGGCCGAACTTTGTAGCAGTTAACTCCAGTTGGATTTTCTGCTTTCTGTTTCATTCTATCCAAAAAGGTTAAATCCAGCACGTCTGCAGATGTCAAAGCCGCATCTGAAGCCGCATCGTTGACCCTCATCCAGTGATCTGTATCGGGATCGGTACAGGCCTGAGCAAAAACATGGCCGTTGATCCTGAAGGAGGTATCTCCACAAAGAGTAGCAATAACGGCGTCAGAGAGTTTTCCAGCCCACCATTCTTGCAGTCCTTCTTTTCCAGCTTGCATAAGATTATCAGGAACTCTTTGTTCTTCCATCTTACCACCAGTATCAACAGCGTGGTTTAGTTCCTCGATTGTTAACTTAAAATTTCTGTGGATGAGCTTCTCTTCATTTCCTTCAACTTCCTCAGTTCCAACACGACCTTCGCCAGTTAAAGGAAGTCTAATCCCGAAGGTAACCTCATCCCCCTCTCCTTTCCCGAGATCCGTAGACATCTGAACGATGGCGTTCTTATCCTTCCCCACCAGATCATTAAATTCCACAGCTGGGAGTATGACTGAAAACAGCTCCCTCGCCCATTTCTTTCTGGTCAAGGGGTCATTAGTCAAGAAAACAGTTTTTGGAGGCATTTTTAAAACCCTTTCTTTCGTCAAACAAAATTGTTATCTCTCCTAAGAGAGTTGATTTTTAAGATAGAGATCATACACATCCGGAGGGACTTTGCTGAGCTCATCTTCCTCTAAAGCATCAATCATTGCAGATGTCCATCCCTTTACAACTCCACCACCACCAGGGATATCTTGAATTGATCCAGGCACTTTAGGAGCAACAAGTTCTTCTTTCTTCTTTCCTTTGTCCTTCTCCTCGCCTTTTTTGCCTTCTCCACCCTCAATAGATTTTATATAGTCAGGGTGAAATTCTTTTATCTTTTCATACATATATCTGTATGGATTAGGAAGACTCCATATCTCGGATACTATAGATCTAACAACTGTAGGAAGACTCCCACCTTGTTGAGACACAATATACTCAGCCATCATTTCAACAAGATCATCGAAATGTGGCTGTGAGACAACTTCTTCAACATCCTCAAATTTGGGACTTACCTTCATAGCTTCGAGCAACGTTGAAAGCTGTCCAGCTCTTGAGGTTATAATTTCGTTAGCTTTCTTTACTTCTTCCTCATCTTCCTTTGGAAGAAGTTCAGCTTTTTCTAATGCTTTTTTGTGTTCTTCATTTTGGGCCCTTAACTCTGCTAACTCATTCCTTTGTTGCCGAGCTAACTGTCGAAGGGATGTTACCTCGTCCTCTTCTTTTGGTTCCTTTGCAGCAATTTCTTTTTCTTTCTCTGCAGCTACTTTGGCTGCAACTTCTTCAGCAGTTTTTTCTTCCTCAGTCTTTTCTTCAGGGGGTTCAAAAGGATTTTCTTCCTCTTTAACCTTACCTTCTTTTAATTCAGTTTCTTCAATTTTTACTTCTTCTTCTCCCATAATCTCCTCCTTTAGAGTTTCTTTGCGTTAACCTTAGGTTTAGGTTTTGCTGCCTTTTGTTTAGATTGTTCTCTTACTTTAATCATTTCAGCACCAAACTTAAGTTTTAATTCCGTTTCTTTTAGATCCATTTCTTCCTGTCTTGCTTGTTCTTGCATCATCCTCTGTTGCTCGTTAAAGGCTTTAACTTCCTGTTTAGCTGAATACGGTAGGTTAGAGTATTCGATAAGAAGTTCTGGTGGAATAGTTCCAGGATTCGCTTGACCGAAGTTGGATAACATTTCAAGGATAAATCCACGGATAGTAGTATTTTCTACATCCTCATCAATCCTGGCATCGTACTTGCCATATGAAAGGTCATTAAATCCCTCCATTTGTGGGTTGAGTTGAGTATTAGCTTGTAAAAGCTGAACACCCTTAGGTCCTTCAATACGTAAAACCTTTTCAGCGGTAATGTATTGCTGAATCATAGAAACCATTAATTCAGCCAACCTTATACGAGACTTCCGAAAGTTCTTGAATAGGGTGTACAAAACAGCAATATTTGTTTCAATTCTTTTTTGCTGAGTTACCCCTGGTTCTCGTGAAGAGGTCTGTATTCCTAATAAAGCATCTTGCACTCCAGTCTGATTTTTTATACTCTGTTGGAATACATCATCCAGCATTGTGTATACTGGAGATATTTGTGGTTGTTCAGTGAACTTCCATTTATCAAATTTTCCAGCTCTAATTTCAAGTCTGAAATTTGGTTCAGAAGAACGCTCATCATACTCTTCCTCATTAACAATAACACCTGTTTCATGTGCAAGAATATTCTTTGGAGCTGTCTGTAGAAGATGAACAAGCTGCCTTCGAGTAACATTGAGGGAAACCTGAGGGTCCTTTGCTGATGTTATCGAGCCAAACCATTTGTTATTTAGCTCATCATGATAACCCCCAATTAAAACAAGTGGAATATCCCCGTGCTTATAAGGCGAGGGACCGTGTTCTATTAAGATGTTTCCAGAGAAGATAGCATAATAAACTTTCTTTCCCATTCTAATAATATCTTCAGGAGGTTCGTTGCTTTGCAAAACCTGCCCGCTACTTCCAAGTGGGATACCCTTTTTCAGTGCCTTAATAAAATTAAGCCAATCCTCTTCCTGAAGCATATCAGGTCTTCCAGTTAAAGGATTTTTAAACCAATGAAGCTTAACGAATTTTCTGTACCAGCATTCTACTATTCTATACTTATCATTAGCTTCGTTAAAATAAACAGGGAGACTTCCTGCTGCAGCTTGAGATAAATTCTTTATTCTTTCAGCATCAAATGCGGGGAATTTTCCCTTTATATCATCTTCATCGTGCCACTTACTTATAAACACAAACCTTAAATCAGAAAGATCATATTCTACTGAATCTGGGTCACCAACAACATCTCTCCCCCGTAACATACTGACCATGATATCAGGTTCAAATGGATTCTCCCCGCCCATCCAGGGATGGAGATAGGCTTTACCAACCTTCACTACATGTTCGAAGCCATCCATTTCCTTATCTCCAACCTTTTGGGCAGATCGATAATGGGATAAAGATCCATTCATTACTTCTGTGAGAGCTTCATCTTCGACACCCACAGGAATTAAGGCGGGGGTTTGTCGGGCTTGGGCAGCCATCCCCACAAGCATATCTATTTTAGGCTTTATTTCATTGAAGGTGGCATTTGACCTTTTCTCTTCTTCAAGTTTCTGGATTGTCTCTAAATCATCCTGGTGTCCAGCATAAAAATTATAATCTTCATCGGCTTCTTCAAGCCACAGAGTATAAGAAACACTTCTCTCTGCGAACATAAGCCAAGCATTAAGTTTTAGCATAAGGTCTTCTTCTTCGGGTGTTCTACCTTCTACCCCCAAAATTCCAAGACCCTTTACCTGAGATTCCATATGGTTGAGACTGGACATTTATCTTTATCCTTTTATATCATTAAGAACAGCATCATCGCCATATATTTCTATTGCCTTCTTATTATAAGCAAGTGCAGCCTCTTCTTTTGTTAAGAAGTTTCCAATAAATATATGTTTATAGTCTTTTGTAATTTGAGCTGTCCATCTTTTTCTTCGCTGACCACTATTACAATAAGTTATTCCTCTGTATTCTGTTTCTCCATGAGTATCTATCATTCTGTGAATATTAATACTTTTACTAACATACTTCAAATTATTCAACTGGTTATTTAAAGGGTTTCCATCAATATGATGAATCACAAAGTCTTTCTTCTGTGGAAGAATAAAATGATGTAAGTAAACATTTTTGTTATTAATCCATGTAACAGCATAAATATTACTTAACCATTTTTTAAAATACCAATTTCTTTTACTTAGTAAATCATAGTAGTTATCATCAACAAAGATTTCTTTTTCTTTAGTACAAATAATTTTCATGTGTTTCTCCTTTACACATTCTCCTTAATTAAATGGAGGAAACTGATGGAGATATCAGCTTTCAGGAATGACCCTATCCTCCATTATTTTTATCTTAACTTTGCTACCCTTCGTTTATTCTTTGTAGGAACAAAGCCATGTTCAACAGCATTTAGCAAACGTTCCTGTGCAAATGCGTTTTCTTTCGAGGTAGACTTTGCATGAACCTCATTTGGAGTAGCTACCCTATATTTTCCAGATGGAAGTTTGCTTACTTTTACTGGCATTTCTTTTCCTTTAGAAAGGTTTCGCAACCTTTGTAAGTTGAACTTCAATACTCTTGGAACCATCTCCATAAGAGTTCTGAGACTGTCGAATCTCAATGATCTTGCCTATTCCATGAATCATAATAGGTTGATTGATTTTTACTTTAGAAATGTCCACCCCCATCTTATTAAGAGAATCCTTTCCAAAGTCAAGTTTCATTCCATAGGGATATTCATCTCCTGCTGATCCAACCGTTGGTTGTTTGGAGACTTCGGTTCTTCTCTTAGGAAGTTTTAAGTCTATCATTTTAGGCATTGCTACTGGCATTTTAATCCTCCTTTTTCTTCGCTAAAAGAGTTGCTGGAATAATCTCAGCAGTTTTTAAAATTTCCCCAAGCATCTTCAGTTACCTGCCCAAATCCTGGACTTTCCAGCATAAAGTTTACCAGTTACATATTTACTATATTCCCGAGGAACAAATTTCTTCTTCTTTTTATCCTTTTTAGCAAAAACCTTCGTTGCATAGTTAAAGAAATATTCCCTTAGACACAATGCATCTGCAATGTTGGGGGAGGCTATCCCCCGAGCTTTCATTTTCTTTTTACTCTCAATAACAAATCCACCATCTGCATTGAAATCATATGTTGGACAAGAAAGTTCATTAGAAAGCATTTGCCCTAAACTTTCAGTATCACCAGGAATAATTATATCAGGGAAACTATATTTCGCTGTCGAACATTTTTCCCTAACTCTTGTCCAAAGTTCATCTCTTAGTCTATGGAACTTTGTAATATCTGAGGATTCCAGCGAAACGTTTACCCCAAAAAGTCCAGGTAGATTCTTCTTCTCCAACCAATCTACAACTCCAGCTCCTACACCAATCTCATCTATTGCAACACCTTCAGCGTCCATCTCAATATAACAATTCTGAACGTGTCCAGCCAAAGTTATAATATTTAGGCCATTAAATGTTTGCCAAGGAAGGATAAGGTTCCCCCGTCCTGGCATAATAACCGAGTCATCTTCTCCATATCTCGCAACATCAACAGACAAATAAAGAGGTTCATCTTCTGGAACCTCGATGTCGTTTCCAATACATTGCATAGCCCAGGCCATCGGGATAAAAGTCTTTTCATCAGCGAGTGGAGGATCACCGGTAACCCTGATTCTAAAAACGTTAGATGTAACACCATACTTCGTAGCCATATACTCAGAGTAGCTGGGTTTAACATTAGAACTTTTACGGGAGTCCCAATGGAATTTTGTCCATGCCTTAGAAATTTCAAAGTTAAAGTGAGAATCATAGAAATATCCCTTATCCTTTGTCATATTTCCAATTAAAAGAACCTTGTTATTTTCTTGAGTTAAAGCCCCTTCAAGTGGAATAAAAACGGGGTCAGGCATACCAGAATTACCTGACCAAAAACATTTTCCTTCTCTTCTTGTAAACAAAAGCTCGGTTGTAGGAACAGATAAACAATATATCTTTCCTTTATAATTTTTTACTTTAAAGTTTTCTGCTCTAACTGAAAATGGAGTATCTGTAGTAGACTCTCCTATAGCAAAACCGTCCACAGAAGAAGTTGCGAAATGATCTTTTATCCAAGTTATTTTACCTTCGAGCTTTCTATACTGTATTGTTGCATTAAATCCAGATTTGAATAAAAGTTCCTGAATATCATTACATAGTTCTGGAGAAGAGGTATAAAATATTCTTCTAAAATCTCCATTGAAAGGTTTAAAGTAACCATCTCCCACACAAAACGCATCAAGAAATATATTTATAAGTTCTGGTGTTAAACCTTTAACTATTGCAGGAACTTTCTTATTTATAAACCCTTCCCCGCATTGGGTAGCTAAATGCTTAGCAAGACTTATTGAATTAACTACAATGTCATTTCCATATACTTTAAAATTAAATTTAAGAGATGACAACACAGAAAATATCAATTCTCTTCCATTAATATTTTGTTGTGAAATAGATATTCCAATTAAGTTTTTATTTACATCTTTCCTAAAAGAACCTTCTGCCACAAAGAGACCAATAAATACAAGCCATTCTCGGATAGGAAACGGCTCCCATCCACTTTGCATTAAATCATAAGATGTATATTGGTCAAGATCATTTCCAGTCCACTTAAATCCCTTTGGCATTTTTAAACGTGTTTTGCCAATGTCTTTTATTTTTGTCAGTCTTAACTTATCTGATTTTTGTGTACTAAAAAATAACCTATGATTAGGAGTAACAGCAAAATTCAAGTTATCACTGTCATAGTAATACATATCTCCGTCATAGTTCTTTTCAATATAATCTTGTGGATAAACATAATTAGCAATACCTGTCTTAGGATCTTTTGTGAGAACTCGTTCTTTACCTGATAACTCTGAAAATAGTTTAAATCCTTCTTCTGTTAGAACTTCTGTCTTATCATCATGACAGGCTTCATCTACCACAATTAAGAGATTCTCGTTATGGAAACCAGCAATGGTTTCAGCTTGCTCATCCTTAGATGCTCGAGCTGATACAGCCCTTGCTACACACCACCATTCTTTAGGATTATCTTTCTGGAAAATCTTATCTTTCTGAATAACAAACTCATCCCCCACCAAAGACTGTCTTGTCCACTTTGTTATCTCTGACCATAAAAGGTCACCAAGTTGGTGCGCAGTAGGAGCTGTACATACAACCTTTGGATAAAGAGCTGTTTCAGTTACTGCGTTTAAAGAAAGATTTGTAGTTAGAAACCATATAATAAGCCAAGCAGCCTCAGCATCTTTCCCAGTTCCGTGTCCAGATCTAACCGTAAATCTTTTTTCTTTGTAGAATGAATGAAGAAGTTCTGCTTGTTGGTCTGATGGAACAACCCTTATACATTCTCTTACAAATAAAAGGGGAGATTGGCGCCACTCTTTAAGCTTCCCCATTACAAAGGAATTCATAAAAGAGCTTTCATCATGGCATCTTCATTAGAGAACTCATACAGTCCATTCCTTTCCTCTCCATCTTCCCCGTTCTCTCCCTTGGCCATATCTAAGATTTCTCCATGACTCAACTCCATCCCAACCTTTTTCTGAATAGCTTCCTTTTCAATGGCTATAAGATAAGCTACCAACCCTGTTACTTTCGTTCCATCCTTCTTTTCTACCTCAGCATCATTCAAAATCTTAAACGCCCTCACTAAATCCAGCAACCCCGCTTCATCAATCTTTTCATCTGATATGGCTTCGAGACATTTTGCTTGTAGCTTCGTAAGGTGAAGACCTCTTATGTCTCTATATTTCAGAAGAAGGCCCTCTTCTTCTTGAAGTGCATCAATCCGAGCTCTAATGGTGGGGGCAGACACTCCAAGTGTATCCGCCATTTCTGTTAATGAAGTCCCCTTTTCGGCCATATCCAACAAGGCCTGAAGGTCAAGTTCTTTTCTTGGTCTTCCCATTTTTCCTTTCTATTTTAAACCCTCCCTCCCCAGACCACAGGAGGATAAATGGCCCTTTTATGGGAGGGAGGTTTTAACGGGGGCAAGAGGTGGCAGGTCCTCTTTAAGGCTCCCCATTTTATTCTATATCTATCTACCCTCATACCATATTTAATCCCAACTGTCAACTAAATAATTCTTTCTGGTTACTGTTCTTTACAGATAGACTATCCCTACAGAAAGGTTAAAAATTGACCTTTCTGGTAACATTCTATAAATCATGTAAATTTCTGTAAAAGGTCTTTCTGGTAACATTTATCTATTTCATTTTCAGATATAGTGGGGGGGGGGGGGGGGGGGGAGATGAAAAT